GGGTGGAGAATGTGAGTTCCTTCGTGGTGAACAATTAGAAGGTTCTGAGTATTCTAATAAATGTAGAGACTGTGATTCAGAAGATACATTAGATTATTGTGAGAATGATTGTGGAGAAATTTGCTCTGCATGTAATTATTTAGGGGAGGCAGACCTTGATTGTGTCAAAGAATGTCAGACCCATAAGATATACTTGGACGACGAGCATGTTCCTGAATATAGAAAGGCGGAAGTATGAGTTTCCTAGAGGAAGCAAACATTAACCAAATGGTTATTGATTATGAGATACAAGCAATATCAGAACATCTATTTGAAGAATGGATGAATTCTAATTTAGATGAAGGTTCATTTTATGCAGATTATCAATTTGCAGTAATGTGTGATTCTAAAGAAATTAAACAAGCATTTAATCAATTCTATAATTTAAAGGAGGATGATGAGCACTATGTTGGGTGAATCTGCATATATTCAAAAGACTGGGACATATATAGAATATCTTAAATTAACTGTAATGTCTTTGAATCAGGACCTATCTGATATATCTAGTAAAATGGATTCTTTGGACCCCGCCTCAAAAGACTTTGCTGAATTAGATATCGAATACAACTGGACTAGCGGGCAAGTAGCGGGCATTGAGCATGCATTGTCAGTGGCCATTGATATGATGAGACCTGATATGGAGGAGAGCAATGTACACAACTGAGTTACCAGACAATCTCCAGAAACTTATCGACCTTGGAGAAAGCGGCACCGATATCTTGCACGGTGAACTTAAGAACCTGATTTATCAGGCTGAACAAGAACTTATCCGTGCACAAGAAATAGAAGACGAGACTGAAGAGGCAATTGATTCCATGGAACGTAAGTATTGGGAGGGGCAGTTAGACGGTCTCTCACATGTATATGCACTCACATATGCATTAGCATTTGCAATCGATGAAAGGACAAAGAAGAATGAAAATCGAATCTCTTGATGTACTAAAGGCAAAACAGCAATTAGATCTACAAGAACAAACAAGACGGGATGATGCATACGTCCAATTAAATAAATTAATTGACGGGCTCAAAGAAGTTAACGCATTCCCACCTTTAGTATGGCTATGGGTATGGGACATGGTCAAAGATAGATTAGATATGTATTCAGAACCTTCGCAAGAAGACTATGTAACTAATTCTAATTTAACTGAGAAAGATGTATTCGACATGTTCTGGGAAGATTCAGATAAAAATGGATTTAGTCTAGAATATGGCCTAGATTCTTTGGATGAGGGAATTCTTGACTGGATGTTAGAACGTGACATTTTAGTGGTCCTGGAAGATGACGGGTGGTTAGATGACTAGAAAAGACTACAAAGTATTTGGTGACAAACTGTCCAAATACTACGTAACAATCAATGCTGAGTCTCCTGAGATTGCTTGGGAGGCCGCAGCAGGCCTGGATACACATCAGTGGGACCAAGTCCCAACCGATGATGTAATCGAGCCATATGCAGTAGAAGAAATGGAATAGATCTAGGAGCTCTGTGCGAAACGGACATTTCGGACATAGCTCTGGGCTAACGGGCCCAAAAATTGCTTTACGTAGGCTATTTACAAATTCGTGAATTTCCTATATAATATACATTAATAACTCATCATGAAAGGATGAAAACAAATGACTACACCAACAACTACACGTGAATATCTAAAGGCCCAGGGAATTACTGTGGGCAAGCGTGGTCGCTTCTCAGCTGCAGCAAAGAATGCAATTGCAGAGGCTTCTAAGAAGGGCGTTGTCTTCTCAGACAAGAAGAACGTCAAGTAACAATAGATGTGGTCCCCTGCAGCCTCTGGTGGGAAAACTGGGAGGGTTGCGGGGGATTCACCTTTTTGATATAATGCTAGGAAAGAAAGGCGGACTATGGCAAAATCAAATGAAACTAAAATAGCAGAGAAACTAACTGATGCTCTTAATGACGGAACTTTCTCTCCTGCTGTAATGGCAGATTATTTAATTACAAATAACACACTATACACAATTGACAGAATTATGGAACTAGTTAAATACATAATTCAATACAACGCTATCAGAATGCGTATGGAATGGGATAAGGGACAAACATCCGAAGGATTAATGATGGCTGATGCCCTAAATGATATGCTCACAGCAAAATACGGGGCGGCGGATATGAATATCCCTAATTCCCTAGATACAAGAATCAGAGAAGATAGATATGATATCTTGAATCCATATGTCAACAATCACAATAGCAAATAAATAGATCCAAATAAACCACATATAGCTTTAATTAGTTATATGTGGTTTTCTTATTGAAAAATTATGGGCCAAATATCGTTTTTACGACAATTTGCCAAAATCCTGGAAATTCAATATCATATCTCACAAAATCTGTCAATAATGTTAGGTTTTATAACAAAATGTGACAATATTGTGAGGTTTTATTTAAAAATATATGGGCCAAAATTGGCTATTACGATCAATATATAAAATATCCTGGAAAATCTATTGACAAATATAGATCAATATGCCATATTTGACATTACGGGCTATGATTTGATATGCTCAATTATCCATATATCTTTTTGTTATATAAATAATAGTAATTGCTAGATAATTAGTAGTATGATTCTCCACTTTACTCCACAATTCTCCACTTTAAAATAGCCAGAATGGCTTATAACAGGAGATAAATTGGAGGGGGGATTATAGAGATAGGGAGCTATTTGATCAAGCTTCTTGATCTATTCTCTCCATATTTTAATAGTGCTCCAGATTATATATAAAGCTATACCTGTAAATATAATACCCATACCATGAAACCATATCCACATTATCTTACTAAATATATCATAGGTATCTGACCAGTTTACACTAATTCCCATTTATTTTGTCTTCCCATCCTTAATTGATCTCACTTCTATTCTGGCTGATATCTTGGTCAACTAGAATATTTAAACTTAGTATCTTCATTACCAAATATAAATGTAGTTATAGCATATCTAGTACCTGATGTAACAGGTAATACTCCATGAAGTAATTTAGCATCATGTAATACTAGGCTACCTTTTTCAGGCTTTATTTTAATATCTAGATTAGGATAATACAGTTCTCCCCCGCCAAAATTATCATTTAAATATATGGCAATTCCAAATACTATAGACATTTCATTATCTGGATATCCCCCGTCAGAATGAATAGGCATTGCTTGACCTTTTTGTAATCTCATGATCTTTCTTATTTCAATATGAGAGTGAGCTTTGTCAAAATACGACATCAGCCTTTGGCCAATTAATGGCATAATTTCAAGAGATTCTGAATTTAAGTCTTTAGTTACATTTCCTGGGTGAGATTCTGCAAACCCATCCCCTTCAATAGAGGATAATAAAACATCTATTTCCTCCTGGCTTAGGAAATTCTCTATTTTATAAATGCCTTTAGGATAATTCATAATTTTATTAATGACAGGTACTGTCAATATTGTGTTCTATTTTTCCGCTTCACTTAATCCCATTTATTATATGCATATTCAGGACTATTTAAGGATATCATTCTAGATTTACCACATGGACATGGAGGAACTCTATGAATTTGATCATCTGGAAGTTCAGTTTCAATGGTTAGTAATGTCTTACATAGTTTACATTTAAACATATGTTTAGTCATGGGCTATTTTCTTTCCCGTATAAATGCACAGATTATAGAATTTACTATACTGCTTGAAGCTGTAGTATACTCTTTACCTTACCTGAAATTACATCTTCAATTGCTTTACAGACTACATTCCACTCTTCTTCTACAATTTCATCTGTAAGCTCTGGGTTTCTGCCTATAACCTTACCAGCAGCTGCTTGTTCAGCAGTTAATGTCTTTTCAGAATCACAATTTAGAATAGAGCATGTGAAATGCTTTACAAGAAATCCATCTCTATCTACCAAATACTTTTCAAAATTACCAAACATTTGGATTCCAGTGTTACGAAGATTTAAATAAGGAGACTTGTACTCTGGCCATACCTCATCAACAGTTAGTTTAGCTATTTCTGCTGCCTGTCTTGAAAGCTCTTTATATAATTCATGTGGCTCTCCAAATACCTTATTTTCTCCATTGATAACATCTGTTCCAGGAACTGAAGAAACCATTTCAGCATATTGAAACGTAACTCCATATTCTTTAACACCGTAATTTCTTGAATCCGCCCCGCATGTGATGCCATCTTTCCATTCCCCATATGTCACGCCAGTACCGCAATAATCATTTGTTGGAATAGCTACTATAGCAAAATCTTGGTCTTGATATAACTCTTGAATTCTTTGTAATGGCTCTAACTGATTTGCATTACCGCATCCTACAGTTGTATTTGTTACTAAAGTAACCTTACCTTTGTATTGTTCAAGGAATCCTGGGACTCCGTCCCATGAATTTAATTCAATGTCATAAATAGATTTCATATGCTTATTATACCACCTTTAGGATTTGGTCATCAGACCAACCCCGTCTATTATTATACCAGCCCTAGGTTCAGTGCACCAAACGGCATGGGAATCCTCACGAGAAAAATATAACAAATCCCCAGGATTTAACTCATAAATTTTATCATTATTTATTTTCCAAAAAGACGTGCCCAATACCTGCCAATAAAGTATGTCGTGAGGGTCTTTATGATCACTAACATACCTGCCTGCTAGGGAAATTCTCATGCCCTGTATATGCCATACAACCTCGCAATTGCATGTATCTCCATTATACATATCACATTTTTTGTCTTCTTTATCACCATTAACCTTATATAATAATTCTGACACGCCATTAAATTTTGAAAAAATATTTTTTGTTTGTGGAGCCAGCCACAGTTTATTTTGTATTTGTATGTTTCCTAAATCCCACATTCTATAATATAAATTAGATTTACTTTGAAGGTCTGGATTTTGTATCTCTGCTTCTTCAAATATAAATTTTAAAACATCTTCCCAAGATATTTGTGGCTCTTGAAAATTTTTAAAATGTAAAACAGATTTATTTTCTTTTGCCTCTTTAAATTTACTTATCATTTTTTTTGCCTATATACCCGCCAATGTTTGGATCCATCATTTGCTCTGGCACTTTCTTTCCATTTGGATATGTATAATGAAGTACTCCTGGAATGCTAGTATCTAGGACTACATCATCCCCCGCCTTAAAATGATCATCACATACAAATAATATTCGATATCCATCTGAATTTATTTCAGTTGATTGTTTTTTGCAAAAATGACATACTGAGGCTATTTTAACATTTCTATCTTTAAGATGTTGTATATACGCTGCCTGAAATGGATTTTTAGGAAGAGGATAGTTACTCATGCCCTACCTTGTAACCATGCAAAATAATTTAAAATACAAAACATAGCAATTAAAATAAAAATTGCATATTTCATGTTCTACTTTTGCGCTTCACTTTCTAACTGTAAAAATTCGTTTGAATTACAGGGTTCATCAATTCTATGTGCAACAAACTTTCCACAAGGACAAGTTCCAGCTTTACACTGACAGCTTTTACTAGGATCTTCCATGCCTATGGGATTAGTTGGAAATGGAAGTCTATCTTTATTTTCTTCAGTAACCAATAACAATATTGTTTCTTTATTACATGAATTACATTTCGGATACTTATCTTGTTCGCTTATTATATTGTTCCCACAAGTCATACACCGATATGTGACTTCCATATTAACAATCTTCTCTCGAAGACAAATAAGATTTGTCTAAATCTTCCCAGCATCTGCCATAAAGTGCATGTCTATCGCCATTAGTAACCTTTGTTACACGATGCTCAAACTCTTTATAGAGCGGAACATTTACCAACATACCTGGTTCTGGCTTTATAGAATAAGATTTATTTCTAAATTCTAAAATGCCCCCGTCAAAATCATCATTTATATAAACATTAAATGACGCTGAAATAACAGATTCGCTTAATTTAATATTATTTTCAGAAAGCTTTACTATTCCTCTTTGAGTTTCATATGAATCTGAATCATCTCTTTCGTAGTGCCAGTCCATAGCAAAATCTACATCGTGGCCAACTTGTTTAATAATTTCTGAATCTGGAACCTCAAAAAAGGACTGAAAAGCCCCTGCTCCAGCAAATGATTTAGGTAAAACCGCTTCTAATCTATTTTCTATGTGGTTAAAAGCTTTTCGAACACTTTGATTCCATTGAGGATTTATTTTTGGATGAGGAGGAAGTAATATTCCGTCTTCACCGTATTGTGGTATATATCCTATAAATTTATTTCTTATGTTATTACCGTAAGGTGATCTCATGGTTGGATACCAACCTTCTGGATCTCTAGCTTCTTTGTTTAACCATTTTATTTCATCATTTGTTAAAAAATTTCTTATAACCCAAAGGTCTTTTTCAATATATTCTTTTTTGGGTTCCCAAAATTCTTTTAAAGAGTTATATAGATCTATATCTTTTAATTCTAATAAGTCGTAATTAGCCATATGTATATTATACCTTTTCTTTTTTCTTGGGATTTATTATATCCAAAATTAACATTTTTAAGCCCAATGCATTTAATTGAGAAGGGCTATTTATATCAATATTTTCTATGGCAGAAGTGATTCTTTCTTGTTCTTGCTTTACCGCCTTCTTACATCCCTGACAGGGGCATGGCCAAGCCATTACTTTATTTTCTTTACTCTAGCCCAAATACGCTCATGAATATAGAAAAATGTCATTTCTAATGCTAGATACGAAAGGCCATATAATCCAACATATTCCCACTCAGCTTCACCAGTGTAATACTTTAAAACAAAATAAATTATTCCAGACACAAACGTAAAGTGTACGAATGGCCAGCTTATAGTTTTAAGAAGTGATCTTTTACTTGATTCCATTTTTAATTAGCCTGAAGGCATCTCCTGTTTCGTAATCCTCATAATCCCAGTCGAGATTATACTTTTCCCAATATGGCACTCCATCTGAATCATAATCATTCCAGCCATCCCCATTCATATCAAAACTAAATTCATAGAATGTACCAAACTTATAATATATTGGCCACGTAATCTTCCATATAGTTGAGTGTAATTTATACCGCCAGCCGAAATCTTCTAGCTCATCCTGATATGAAATACGCATAATTGCCCATCCCGCAATTGATCCGCAGATATTTGCAAACCAACGTAAGGGAAGAACTTTGGTTTTATTTACTTTTAGATCGCTCATCAATATCCGCCTCCGCATTCATTTCTTGTATGATATAACCGATTAGTTATAAATTCTGACTTTGTGGGAGCAAATAGCTCTTTACGACATGATGCACAAGATCCCAGCCATTCTCGCCCAAAGAAGTCGTAATGCATCCATTTAGACATTAAAATCTTCTGACTCTTCGTCCCAATCCATTTCCCAAGATTCCATAGATTTAGCTAAATCATTGAATGCCTTATATGCGGTAAAAGCCGCTGCAAATGCCGCTAATGCTAATATGCTAATTTTTTTCATATGTTATATTATATAATTTATTTAAAATATAGTCAATAGCCTAAGAAGAAGGCTCTGAAAATTTAAAATGACCTTTACATACCTCGACAGCAGTCATTACGCCATCAACTTCCAAAACTTCTCCAAAGTATTCGGCTGGTTTTTCACAAAAAAAACAAGGAGGGATCATATATCTATTATACCAAAAAATGCTTAGCTATAAAAGCTATAGCCAACAAACTCCATAAAATATTAAACCAGATAAGGGTTGGTATTGTTTTTACTGTAGAAGACCATATAAGAGCTAGACTAGAAACTAAGGCAAATATATAGAGCCACCATATTGATACATCAAATAATAATCCTGGAATTATAATTGTTCCTTTTACAACAAAAGCAAAAAATTCTACAGTATTAGCTTTATTCCAATACTTCCTTTTTTTCATAGTTTTTAAAGCCTGTAGCCATTCCATATGTTTATGAGCCATGAATGTTATCCTTCAAGTATTGATAATGACTTGGACAAGAGTCAATAAATTTATTTGACAGCCTAATTTGCTCTCTTCTAATTCTTTTATTTACTTCAATATCAAATACATTTTCAATATTTTTATCTGAATGTAGAGGGTATAATTCATTAAAACCATTTTCTATATGTCCGAATCCTACATATATCTGTGAGGCTACTCCACGACTTCCTTTTGAGACAAAATCAAGTGTATTAGAATTAGAAATATTAACTATATCTCGCCAGTATTCCGTATCGTTTCTTAAAGACATAGAATAATGAGATTCTACAAACCTAAACATTGATTCATATATTATATTATTTTTTCTATTAAACCGTTCAGAATCCCATTTTGTATAGCTGCCTCTAGACAAAGAATCTGCTATATCTGACACTGATTTATGTAATATAAAAAGACCTGTACTTTCTAATGGCTCTAAAAATCCCTGAGATAATCCTACAGCAACGACATTTTTAATCCATGGAGTTTTATAATAACCATTTTTAATTTCTATTTTTTTAAACTCCATCTCTTTAGATCTATTTGGATTATAATGTGGCATTTTTTTAGAATCAAGATGGTTTTTAAATTCTTGAAGGGCAGAGTCATCATCTATATATTTGTCACAATATGCATAACCAGAACCAACTCTACTCCAAAGAGGGGTATTCCACACCCATCCATTTTTTAAAGCAGTGCATCTTGTAGACAACTCTAATTCTTTTTCTTTATCAGAATATTGATATGGTCCAAACCAAGCTTTATTATTTGGTAATGTTTCAGCAGTAGAAACAAAATCTGATTTCATTTCTTTTCCTAAAAGTATAGATCTAAATCCTGTGCAATCTATGTATAAATCTGCTGATATTTTGTTGCCAGATTTAAGAATTAAATACTCTAAACCTTTTTCATTTTTAATTACATAATCTACTGTATCGACAATTCTTTTTACTCCTCTGGGTATACAATAGTTTTCTCTTAGCCATTCAGCAAATTTTATTGCATTAACTTGAAATCCGACGTCATTTTTAAAATTAAACGGGTACAGGTAATCATTTTTTTCATATGGAATTTTATTTGTTTTTACAGCGTAAGAATGTTTCCAATAATAATCTATGTAATCTGTGAATGGCAAATCATTATTATTTAATTTTAATATTGCCCAGTCTTTTAATCCAAACTTAGTGTTTCTAAGGTCTGGTGGCCCGAACATATAATGAATTGGTTCTGAATCTAATTTAAAAAAATCTATAAATGATATTCCCAGTTTAAATGTAGCGTCACATCCTACCATAAACTCTTTTGTGTTTATTTTAAGGAAATCTAGCCATAGTTTAAAATCTGAAAGAGTTGATTCGCCCACTCCAATTGTTGAAACTAAGTTACTTTCTATAACTGTTATATTTTTTTTAGGGAAAACTTTTATTAAATGTGCAGCAGTCATCCATCCAGCAGATCCTCCGCCTACTATTAATATATTATCAGAATTATACGTCATTCCCTTGCTTCCATTTTGTTTTTTTCCATTGCCCGATTAGGCCAAAACGGATTTTTTCTCTTAAAATTTCTGCAAAAACAGGGTGGGCTGATTTATCGCCTATATACTCTTGTCCTGTTTCCATATCAATAATTTTCCATTTAGCTGGAGCTTTTGTGTGTATAATTAAATCAACAGGCTTGTCTAAATCTTCTACTTCAGACCCGTCTAAAAGTTTTCTAAATTTAATTTTATAACCCTAAATCTTCTATAATATCTATTTGATCATCAATAGACTTAAGTATATCTACTGTAAGTTCGTCTGAACTATTATTTAACTGACACATTTTTATGTTTAGGCTTATACTCATCAAGGACAGCTTTTATTGTCCCATCTTTTCTAAGCCTAACAATTTTACCATCTTTAATTACTGTAGAATTAAAAGAATCATGCCTTCTAAATTTACCAGAAGACATTATACTTTCTTTCTTCCAACTCTCTTAGGCTGTACTACAACTTCTCTTCTTATGCCGTGTCTATTTCTATCTATCTTTATAGCAGGCTTAAATTTACCCTGATTAGGGTGTTTTTTTGTAGCATTACCAGATGTTACTGTGTTTTCTTCTGACATTAATTTGAATTGCCTTTAATAGAAGAAGATGTAACTACATTATTAGAAGACTCTCTTTGAGTCTCTTCCGCTTTTTCACATCCGCATTCAACGCACATTATTCGTTTATAAACCTTTCTCTTTGTTGAGGAGTTGCAGTCATACTTAAAGTAAGTCCTGCATTTCCACTTTGAGAAACATCCTGGATATTAACATCTTTAATACCAGTTTCGCTGCCAACTGATTGGCAACCACATTCAATGCACATTATTACTTGCCACCCTGTCCAAGACCAGATCCGTCTTGTGTAGACTTATCTTCTGCTGCTGGCCATGAAAGTCCTGCACCAAAGTCTCCACCAGATGCTGGTGATTGTGATGCTGCAGGCCATGGGGTGGTTCCTGCTGGCTTTGTATTATTAAAGCCGTCTAAATTTTGTCCTTCTGACATTTTATTACTCCTATAGGTTTTATTTAAGCGGGTCTAGAAGTCC